CTTTTAGTGCGGCTTTGCCGTACCCTTTGCCCTGCTCGTGCTTGTCAATCATCATGTGCCAGATATTGTACTCCGACAAATCGTAGTCATAAATGACCATCACATACCCCACCATTTTGTTTTCAAAATAAATACCGAATGGGGTACACTGTGAGTAGTATACATACGCTTGTGCAAGGCTTCTAATTGGATGGGACACAAATCTTTCCTGTCCATCCTGTAATTCTAAATGAAATGCGTCGATGAAATTGGTTTGGTCAATTTTCTTGAGTGTCAAGTTGTTCATTACAATCCTCCTGTTGTAGCGGGGAATTACAAAACAGTTTCCCCTTTGTGTGGAAAATGGTCGATTCTGTTCATTAACATACTGAACAACTCCTTTCAAAGAAATATATCTATTATAAACACAGCTGCGCTGTGGAAATGGTGAATTTATATTGACATTATATAATTCACAAAAACCAAAGTCAAGAAAAATGAGAAATTTTCCTGCTTGCATTTTTGTAAAAAATGGGGTATAATAAAATGAATACAGCAACAGCAGGGAGGTGCGCAGAATGAAACAACCGGGGACCAAGAGCATAGCGGTCAACCGAAAGGCAAGACATGATTATTTTGTTCAGGAAACCTATGAGGCAGGCATCGAGCTATTTGGCACCGAGGTCAAATCGCTGCGCTTAGGACAGGTCAATCTGAAGGACAGCTGGTGCGACATCCAAAATGGCGAGCTGTTCATCAAGCAGATGCACATTTCCCCTTACGAAAAGGGAAATATCTTTAACCGCGACCCCATCCGTCCCAGAAAGCTGCTGATGCACAAACGGGAAATCCTCAAACTCTACGGAACCTTAAAGCAGGAGGGTTTGACGCTGATTCCGCTTTCCCTCTACTTTAAAAACGGAAGGGTAAAGGTGGAACTGGGTCTGTGCAAAGGTAAAAAGCTGTATGACAAGCGCGACGATCTGGCAAAGCGCGATGCAAAACGGACCATCGACCGGGCGTTGAAGGAACGGGTCCGTTAAAAGATCTCTACCATATGGGGGCGTACAGGCTTTCGACGGGGATTTTGAAGTATGTCAAGCGAGCAGAGGAGGGCACCTCTATAAAAGTCCATGTTTATTAAATATAAACGCTAAAAATAACGTTACAACCGTAAATTTCAACAAAGAAATGGCGGTTGCTGCTTAATTAAAAGCAGCTGTCCGGCTGAGGAGGACCACGGCTTTAGTTTGGGCATTATGAAGTGGTGAACGTCAGGCAGGAGTGTCTTGTACTGCCGATGAATAAAAGTCTACCGAACGGATGTGCTTGTTTGCCGGTGCATCCGTAAGGGAAACTGCTCTTTCGAGCAAAAACGGTAAACTGCGCTCGGAGAAAGATGTATGGATGGATTTTCGGACAGGGGTTCAATTCCCCTCGCCTCCACCAAAAGGTGCAAATCCGAACTCTTTATTTTTCGTAAAACACTGTTTCGGATTTGTTGTGCATATAGAGGAAGTAGGCTAAACGCTTGCTTCCTCTTTTTGCGTCAGCTTCAATTCCAGCACAGCCGCTTCGATAAGGTTTTCAATTTCTGCGGTGTTGAGAGTGAAGCCTTTGCTGTTCAAGAAATCAATAACATACTGCTTCTTTTCTTCACCCCTGCCAGCACCTACATAAATCATTTCAGCCGCTTCCACGGCAATGTTCACCCACATCATGATGTTGGAGAACTGCTCTGCGCTGAACTTGCTTTTCAGATAGGGAATCAGAAAAGCGGAGACGCAAGCGAGAATCAGAGTGATTACTGCGGTGATAATCTGAGTCAAATCAATCATGTTAATATCCTCCTGTTTCGTTGAAAGAATTTTCGGTCAGTTCTACTTTGTTTTGCTTCATGAGCTTGATACGATTTTCAACCTTTGCCTTTGCGTAATAGAATCCTGTGCCTGTTGCGGTTTCTGCGGCAACAGCCGGAATAAGATATGCCAGCGGTGACAGGTCGCAAGTTCTCCACACCATAATGAGAGTGAATACAATTACGACCACATTCACGATTGCCGCAAAAATAAGTATCTTCTTCGAGAACTCCAATTTTTCTTTTCTTCTGCGCCTGTATCTCGTTCTCACTATACCAACCTCTTTGTGTAATCGAGAGAAATCCAACCAGCACCGCTCTTGAGCTTGCCCCACTTCGTAGCTCCCGTGCCATTTGCTTCATCGACAATGGTGTAGACACCCTTGTCCCGGATAACTCCGCTTACAGCATAATTTGTGCCAGCTCCCTTGCGAATATTGAGAGCAGAATCAGTTACCTTCACCTTGTAAGGTGTGAACACTCCGTCTTCCGTCTGAGATACACTGTTTGAGTAAACGACCTTGCCGTTTTCATCGAACACAGAATACCCCGGATTTTTGTCGGCACAGGCTTTTGCGAGAGACAGATTCTTGAAAGCACCCTTCTGACTCTTAGCGTCAGCCCATGTCTTACGGACACGATACAACGTAGCCGTAGTGACAGGAGTCTCCTTATCCTCTCCTGCGGAATAACCTCCAAGGATAGCGTTCACTTTCTCAGCGATTTCTCCGTGGCGGTTGTAGAGATAATCACCCGGACACGCTTTGTTGGCGAACCAGCGGTGAACAGTCATGTTCTGCTTATCCACCTGTCCGACAAGGGACTTGTCCGCTTTCCACAGGAGCTTCTTAATACCGTTACGCTTGCAAACGTCAGCCACCAGCTTAATGAGAGCTTCATAAGCCTTGTCTGTAACGGCATAAGGGTGAGAAGTATCGCTTGCCACCTCGATAGTGATTGCACGATTGTCGTTTGCGGCATTGGAAGAACACCAAGAGCGGTCTTTCTCCTCAACGGACAATCCGATAGAGCCGTCCTTGCCTACGACATAATTGGCAGAACACTGTCTGTCAGTCGTGGCGAAGTAATCACAGCCCTGTTTCGCTGTCCACTGCCCGACAATGCAATGAATGGTGATTGTGTCAATCACATGATTACGAGGGCTTGTGCGATTGTTCGTAAGCCGTTCGTATGTCACCAAAGGACTGTTTGTGTAAGCCATTTCTATTCCTCCGTTTCTCTAAGAGGTAGCTTGTCCACCTCTTTCATTATTTTTTCTGCTGTACCGTTGCCGCCGAGCTTCTTGTAAGGGACAAACAAGTAGTCATGAAGGTTTTCGTAATCGTCCTTCGTGATGTACCCCTGCTGTATGTAGCACGAGCCGAGGTAACAAATCCTATCGTGTCCGAGACCCTTGAGCATTTGTGCTTCCGCACTTTCTTTTCTGTCTCTCCTCTGAATCATTGCTGTGAGGAAAGCCCAAAACCCTGTGCTTGCAAACACAGCACCGATGATACTTACGATTATTGTTGTCTCTGAAACCATATCCTGTCCTCCTTACCGTTATACGGAATACTCTGTCCACCCGGCAGGATAGGTGTCGGGAGAATAGACATTACCGTCAATGAGGGATTCATAGAGGACACCGTTGTAGTCCACAATGTCTCCCCTGTTGTAAGCGTCATGCGCTCCTGTGGGCTGAGACCACACTGGATAACCTTCTTCGTCCAAGCCTATAGCCGTGAAAAGAGCAGGAACGATGTCGGGAGTCCAGTCGGCTTGAGAGGTGTGTTCTTGCACCACCTTATAGAGCTGTGGGTCTCCAACAGAGTTTTTTCCATAGGTCAGATACTCGTTCACTTTGTAGGTGACACCGACAGACCAAGGACGGTAGAGGTGTACACACACCAGTGCATTTTCCTCACTGAGAGTAGCTCCTGCGAAGTCCATTGCTTCTCTGATTGCTCTTGCATTTTCGATATAAGACTGTGCCATTATTCATTCACCCCCATAATTTCGAGAGCCGCTTTCATATCCTGTATGATACTTGCTCCCTCGTTGACTTCGAGCGTTCTGCCTGTCACCAGCCAGTCAGCCATGTTTGCTTCGATGTCCTCACGCAAGCCCTCACGCTCACGAATGACGAAAGTGTATTCGTCATATTCGAACATCTTGATTTCCTGTTCGGTCATTTCATCGACCACAGTTACCTCATTGATGTTCTCACGAAGCCTTGCTTCAACATACCCAGGAATAGGGCGGTAGCTTTCGATGTCAAGCACATTGGGCGAGACATTTCCTTTTACTCTCATTGCTGATTACCTCCTTCAACTTTTTGATGTTTACGGTGTCGTAATACTTCTCCTTCATAGCCTTGGAGTCAGTATGTTTGAAACAGGAACTTCGAGATAAGAACCCGGAAGCTATTCTGTACGACACAGGGCGGTTTTGCCGCTGTAGTTTTTGAATGAATCTGCTCTGTCTCATGAGTGCCAAAGCACGTCTCTTGCGAATCGTGGTGACTCTGATACCGAAGCAACGACCCACAAAGTCAATCTTTCTACCTCTGCGGTGCTTCCTGTCCTTGCAGTTTCGTTGAATACGGTAGAGCTGGTAGTCATGCTTCACAGTCAGACCCAATCCATTTACGAAGTCAATGACTCC